TCCCGTTGCGAAATTTTTTGCTTCTCTTTCGCAACCATTTTCAGCCAGTCCTCATCGGACATGTTGTAAGGCTTGAGACCGCGAAGGCGGTCTACTTCACCTTTGGTGAAGATCACTCCACTTTTTTTGCCTTGTGTTTTTTGCCGACTTCCTACAGAAGCTGATGCGACTCTTTGCACAGCGGGTCTCTCATCATTTCCGGCTGCACCTTGAAGGTGCGGATAAACCTTGAACACTCGATTATTAAGCTCATCGTAATACTCGTTCGAATCTGCCTCATAACCTTCGTTGATCAGGTTGTAATGCGTGAAATACGCAAACTGGGTGGCCTGAAGATTGTCTGAATTTTCAGCATCTCCATACCATTTGTTCTTTTCATACCAGCCCATAGCCTGTTGAGTCGGTTGGACTTCTTGGTCGCCCTGCTGCATGGGCTGCTGGGGCATTTGTTGGGCATACTGTTGCTGTTGCTGTTGCTGTTGCTGATACTGAACCTGCTGTTGTTTTGCAGCATTGATCTTTTCTTTGCTGATTGCCACGTCGCTTTTCAACGAATCGGCCTTGGACATTAGCTCCGCATCACCCGATTCAACGGCTCTGCGGTATAATTCATCTGCCTGAACTTCCTTGCTCTGAACGCTTTCCTCTTCTTTTTGAAAAAGGTTCTGACCAAGATTGACTGTATGATTTCTGAGGGCAGCAATTTCTGTTTCGCGCTGTGCCGCAACCTGTTCAGCGCGGGTCGCCCTTTCTTCAGTCTCGCGATTCCGCTGATTTAGCTTATTGATTCGCTTTGAAACAGATTTGGTGTAACTCTCAAGCTCATCATCTTGAGACGCAGCATCCTCTTGTACCTCTACCTCGAATTCTTCCGGCTGAGCTTCCAAGTTTGCGTTGTTTTCTGCCATCACACACTCACTATATCGTTAGGATCAAGAATTGTCGCGATTACCTCATCATCATTGATGATTCGGACTTCTGCGCCATCTTCTAGCTTAAATCTAGCGCCAGAATATCGACCGATCAATACCCACTGCTTTTCTTCGCACCAGTCTTCGCCGCCAAATCGCGACTCATCCTTGAAACACAATGGCCCCTTCTTGACTACATAAGCAACCACTGTTGCCAGTGATTCGCGGTCGAGGGTTTCCTGTGTCAAAAGAATGCCACTTTTAGTGTGGCGCTTTCCACCATAAGGAAGAACCAGAATCCGCCAACCCGTTGGTTGCGGCATTCGGTCAAGAATTGATTGCTCTATAAGGGTTGGATCCAAAACGCGATCTTCCAGATCAACGTAGGCTTCTGTAATTCCGCTCAATGACGCCATTTATGAATCCTGAACAGACTCTCTCATGTACGATTCGATGTAGTATAACGCTGCCAGCTCGCCCTGCAAATATTTATAATGTTCGATATCTTTTAGCGCACCCGACATAAGCATTTCAGAAATCTGCTCGCGCCTTTCTTCGATCGCCCGCTTCAGGCGATCCATCGCATAAATCTCATCCATCTTTGAAATATAAGCCCTTTGTTGCCGCGCCAGTGCCACGCACCTTTTTACGCACCGCACCACCACGTTTCATTTTCGCGGTTTTAATCGCTATCGCGATGGCTTGTTTTTGCGGCCTGCCCTCACTTTTGAGAGTACGAATATTGGCAGAAACTGTTTTTTGGGATCCGCCGCGTTTGAGTGGCATCTAATATTTCTTTTTCGGCGCTTTCTTGCGAGCAGGAGCCTTTTTCGGCGCAGCTTTCTTCACGGCAGCTTTTTTAGGAGGAACCTTCACCTTTGGTTCCGGCGGCGGCTCTCGCCCCTCAATTCTGGCCATTTTTGCCGCAATACGCTTATCGCTGGCCTTCTGCTTTTGCTCTTTGCGTTCAGCTTCAGCCTTAAATTCAGCTTGCTCACGCTCACGATCTACCCGTTTTTGGGCGCGCAGCGCCTCAAGGGCTTCTAACCGATAGGAATTCATTGCTGCCCCCTCATCTTTTGGTTCATTTCCATCAATTTCAGCTCTGCTTGCTGCTCTAGCCGGTCCAAACCAAGATCGAGCTTATCATCGGCTATTTCTTTTTGCACATTCATACGATCTTTTGCAAGTTCGTTATCAGCCGCACTTTCTTGGGCGCGTTCCGCCTGTTTTTGTGCGAATTGATTGTCTTCTTGCGTCATCGCTTGACCGCGCAAGGCAAGCTCTTGGCGTCGGATGTCCACTAACGGATCTTCTTGATCAGCCTGACCAATAGATTCTAAGAATTGATTGGCTAGTTGAGCAAAAATAGGCGCGCTGTACTGCTCTTTGAGTATTTCAATCTGTGACTCGATTTCTTGCGCTTCTTCGGGCGTTGCTTGCTGCGCCTGCTCTTGAATCTGCTGAATCTGCTGACTCATCTCTTCTGGCATTTGCTGTTCCGACATCTGTGATGCCAGCAGCTGAAGGTGCTGCATACAATGGCTGATGATGATTGCCTGAACTTGTGCCGTGTCTTGAACAACCTTGGTCTTGAACAGACTGCTGTGCCCGCTCACATGCGCCTCGTGATTTTGCTGTGGGAAGGCCTGCGCCGGTTCTCCCATGAGCAGGCTGCTATTTTCCATACCCGACTCAACAGGCATTGGGGTGTCATCAGGCGGCGGTTGCAGCAAGCTATCGATATTATCTATACCCAAAGCACCATACATCCGCCGATAAGCCTCGTAGATACCAAGTGGGCCATGCACTTCTGGGTTTGCCTGCACCATTTGCAGCAATTCTTGCGCCATGGTGATGCGCTGACTTTGAGAAAAGATGTTGGGATCACTGACCGGAACCACATCAACGCGCTCATCGAAATCAGTGCCTTTGATGTCCTGCGGTCCAGTGCCCGTTTCATAGGAATATTCGGGTGGCAGATAAATCGCGAATACTCTGGCTAAAAGCTGAAATTCAAGCCGTTGCGCGTAATGAAGGCGCTTGTGAATGGCGCTCATTACCTTGGTGCCACGTTCCAGCAGCGCCACTGTGGTTCCTACTGGCATTGCCGCATTTGCATCGCTGATATTCGTATCGGCAATGGCCGCGAAACGCTTACCAGAGTCCACCAAAACACTCAGCAACTGCATCAGCACGTTGCTAGGTTCTTTGATGGGCAATGGAATCAGATTTTCTCTCAACGAGCCGCCAGTCGTATCGATATCTCTGAATTCTCCAGGCTGTAACGGCTCATCTTCATCGCGTATTCGCATTCCGCGCGCTTTGAATCCAGCAGGAAGGTTCGCCAGTGTTCCGGCATCAATCAGTTGTCGAAGGATGGAGGTGGACGCCTTCGACAAACCACCAATCATGTGCGACAGACCCAACCCATAGAAACCAAGGCCGGGAAGGAACTTGTACTGGACGAAATAGTTGATTTTGTCCTTGAGCGGGTCGTCTGGTTCGTAATTTCTACGGATTGCCAAGACCGTATTTGACTGCTCATCAATGGTCACGATGTAGGGAAGTTTCAGGCCGGTCTCAACGCCCTCTGGGTCTTTGTCTTCAAAGCCAATGAGATCCAAGATCGTATGTACTTCGTAAATGGTGCGATCGCGATCTTCTGTATAACTTGGCTTGGTCCCTTCGATGTCATCAATTTCTTTGCTGACATCATCATTGTCACCGGCATAACTCGCTGACGGAACATCTACGTCTGCATAAAAACCAGACAACTGCTGCTTTTTAACTTCATTTAACGACATGCTGACTGCGTGAGTAATGCGCTCCGCGGATGAAATTTCTGACGCCTCATACGGAACGATTAGGTCTTCTGGCGGAATGAACTTGCTGATGGCTTTGTTCAAAGAAAAATCGTAGTACACCTTCTTGAAGGCTGACCCTGCCAGTGGCAAGTAAAACAACAGCATGTCCAACTCAGGGTCATAATCCTTCATCACATTCATGATGTAGTAGTTCATGAATTCCTGAACGCGATCTGCCTGATTTTCCACCTCAACGGTACGCTGACCGATAATTTGAGTTTTTACCGGACCCTTGGCGGGCAGCATTTCTTTATATGCTTGAGCCTGAAACTGCGTCACCGCCTCGGCAAGAATGGGGTGAATGACACCGCTGGATCCTTCAAATGGCTGCGATCGGCTTTCGTCAAACTTCATGCCGAGATATTTCAGACCATCTACATAGGTCTTTTCCCAATCGCCGCGCGAATCTCTGTCACTCTCGATGGATTCCAAAAGCTCTGATCCCAGCTTTTTAAGATCGGTGTCATCAATGAATTCAACCAGATTTGCATTGAAATCAGCCTCTGGTTCGGCTGGCTCTTCTATTTCCTCATCGATGAGAATTCCTTCCTCATCGACGAGTATTTGAGCGGCATTTCGCACCAGCTCTTGTCTTGAAGGCTCTGGGATGACTTCAACAGAACGCCCAGTCTCTAGTACATCGGGATCGAGTTCTGTGCCAAGTGGCCGGTCTATTGCCATTTAGTAAAAAACCGTTCTTTTATGTGGGAGCAGCCTTGCTTCATCTTGATAGTCTTCATCGAGAGCCACAAAGCCACCCTGTCTGAACCGCATCAACGCCATTGTAGCACTGTCACAGAAGTCGTCATGATCACCATAGGGGAATGATGCCATTTCTTCTATCACTTCTTCAGAAAATGTTTCATCGGGTGCCCATACCATGCCGGATTCAAAAATGGGCGCGACCGAATTCATCCTCGCAATTTTGTCCTGCCCTCGGCTCGGCGCGTAGGAAGTGACCGGGATACCCATGCGGCGAAGCTCGTGCGTAAGCGGTGTACCACTTGCTTTGGCCTCAATCAACACACAATCTGGCTTCCAGTATTTGTATTCCTCGTAAGCAAT